TGGGACCAGCTCCTCATTTTGGTCGAGCTTGCGCCACGGCGGGGGGGTGTAGAGGTTTACTTGCAAGACCTGGTTTTTTTGGAGGTCCACCAGTCGGATCGGGGCAATGTGGTAGGGGTCATATTGGAAAACGGCTTTTTTGAGTTTTCTCTGGAAATTTTCCCGTTCCTCGGGGTCGAGAGTTTTTACGTGGGCGAGGTAGTCGCACTCGGAAATCTCCCCCAACCTCATATCGTAGATGATGATGGAATCTCCGTCATGGAAATTGATGAGGGGGACCCACTCCGAATGGTCGATGTCGTCCTCGGCGAGACCCGACCCCCGTCCTTCTTCCCCCTGGGCCTTAAGGAGCCGGGAGGCGTGCCCCAGGGCCTCCCTGACGGCCTTGCGTCTCTCGACCTCAGATCCGTAGGGGGTGAGACTGGAATGGCTTAAATGGTCAAATGAGAGCCTTTTAAGGAAGGTAGAGAAACTTTGTTTAACGCCCGAAGAAAAATGGATGAATTCTTTCCGAATCTTGTAGATTTGGAATTCGTTGATCAAGTACTCGGCCGTGGCGTGTATATCCGCGTCAGATTTTAGATTTCCCATGCGCTCCCAATTACAATAAAAAAAACGGATTCCCTAGATTCGGATTATTGTGTGGTGGGGGTGGGACCTTTGTCAATGTCGCTCACTTTTGCACCCTTTTGCGTAAGTCTTAGATGAGCGTACCTATAGCCACCTATTTTGAGTCCGTAAACCCCCCCCTTAGGGCGTATGCCGTTCTGTGAAGAAGTCCGCTCTCGTTAAGGTAAGGGGATTCGTTCTTTGTACAAAAGGACAAAATTATTCTCGCTATGTAGAACCATGCGCGCTGCATCTTTTTTTCTCCCTATGTATAACTTTACGCCGTTCTCCTTAGGGAGAAAATGTAAGGGTGTGGAGTCCGAGGAATTTTAAGCTTGAAATAACGCCTATAGTCAAACGAGAATCTCTAAATTACTCTAAATAACACTTTCTACCCAAACAAACGAAACGGGCTAGGATAAATTTACGTTCGGTGTGGGGCGTTAAGGAGATTTCTACAGAACGATAAAATGGCCCTGAAAGTGTGTCGCTCTCAGGGCCACTCTTAACGGTCGAGCGAGTCCGCTCTGAAGGCCCCTGGCGGTGAGCCTTGGGTGCCTCTAAAGCCGAAGCGGCCGTGATATCCCTCAAAATGAATCTAGTAGTGGCCAGATACCGGCCGTTGAGTTTTTGAGAGTTTTGGTGTTGCTTCGTTTTCATCGCTCGTTTAATTATTTTGGGTCATTCACAGATTCAATGGGCATTATACCCCGCCTAGGAGTAATGGGCAAGCCTCCTCTATAGGTCATCCTCGTCGTCATACTCCACGCGTTTAGAGCGTAGCCCATGGCCTAATAGGGGATCGCCTTGGGCCTTAGCGATCTTGCGCATTGCCCGTATGGCCATCTGGGAGGGCACCAGTGCCGGAAGGGGCGGCAGGGCGACTATAAGGAGGTCCCTGAATCCCACTTCGCCCTTGGTCAATTCCACGATGCGTATGGCCGCTTCCAAATGCGGGACCCGCTCTTTTTTAGTCCACTTGTAAAACGTAGAGAGTCCCACGCCCAGGACTGTGGCCATGGCCTGTTTGTCGATGTCGTGCGTTGCGACCCATTTAGACAGTTTCATTCAAAATCCCCCTTTGGACAAAAGAATAAAATCCCATTAACCTTTTGTACATGACTCTGCAAGCGGCCCCGTTTACCTCTAAAGAAATTGCCCGAATTCAAAAGGCATTAAGGAATCAGTCACGTTTTTGGCGCCCAAAGCGTGAGGCCCTGAATCTCGCCCGCGAGAAAGTCCAGGTGGGTGTTACCAGGAAGGGCCTGCCTAAAACCAGGTTTGAGTATCGGTGCCTGATGGGCTGTGGTTTCAGGTCCTTTGACCCCAAGGGGCTGCAGGTGGACCATATCTGGGAAGTAGGGCCGATAGCTAAAAAGGCCGTCGGGGTGTTGGTCACCTCCAAAAAGCCACTTCCTTTGTTTAGAGTAGACTGGGGGGCCTATATTCAGGCCCTCTTGTGCCCATTGGGGCGGTTGCGTGCTATCTGTAGGCCGTGCCACGCTACAAAAACGGCCTATTACGCCAAGGGGCAGGAAATACCGGATGAACACTACCTTTAGCACTCTAAGCAAAATCTCCCGTCAGGTTATTGCCGAGGACCCCAAAATATTGGACGAGATTGAATTGTGGTTGTGGAGGGAGGACGGCAATTACCGCCATTGGACCCGTAACTTTAAACGTGAGCTTTCTGGCACCCCTATCCCCTATAGGCCGGAATTCGCCTGGGCCCTGGTGGAGCACATGCGCGAAGGCCACTCTCCCAATTCCTTTGCCGCCAGGATGGGCGTCAGGCCCCAGACCATCACGACCTGGCTCAGGGAATTCGAGGAATTCCGTATCGCTGCTGAAATCGGTCACGGTGCCAGACTCCTGAAATGGGAAATTCGCATGAACGACTCGGCCGATGGGTTGTCCAAAGCCCCTCCGGCCACTCTTATTTACGCCACTAACAACCACTTCCCAGACCTGTATAAAAACACCAAGGAGGGCGGGGGATCGGGAGATAAGGCCACCACCATCATTATTAATACAGGCATCAAAAAAAACGTCACTGTTGAAATAACAAAGTCTAGTTCTCCCACCCACCAAATTTCCCTGGAATCCAACGATTCCGACCCCGACGACCTGTAAAAATTTAATCGAAAAAACTAATTGTGCCGTTACTGAAAATTTTTTCCGGGGCCTACCGTGTAAAATTTACACACCCCCTCTGAAAAATTTACACGGTCACTTGACAGCTTTTTTTGAGCGCCTAAACGCCGGGTCTTATCCTTATATAGCAAATCCCAAATCATCCTGATCTTATACCCGTGTAAAAAATTCACGGCCAGAGAATTATCGTTCTGTAAATAGTACAGGGCCTATTGAACGTTTAAACGCCTCTGGTAAATTGGGTTTAACGAAACGAACTGAGAACGATGGAGGTTTTATGGATGCTAAATTATTCGCGGAACTATACCAGGACATTATCGCCACTACGGACGGAGAACGTGAAACCATCCACGCCCTGGAAAAACATTGCGACGAATATCTGGAAGATGAATGGGCGGAGGCGGCTTACAGACTTGTATTCAATCACGCTGGCACAAGAACTAAATTAGTTAAATCCTTGGTGTGGAACTACAGCACGCAGCGTCCAAGGTGGGGGGCGGAATCATGAATCGCGAAACTTGGCTAATCTCGTCCCTACAATACCTCGCCCCCATGTTTTTAGAACATGGGTATAAAATCCCGGCCGCGTATATCTCGGTTTCGTGGCCATCGTCTAAAGCGCGCAAGACGATTGGCGAATGTTTTTCGTCCAAGCTTGTCGCCGACGGTAACTCCCACGCGATATTCATATCGCCTATGCTCGCCGACGGCCTTCGCGCTCTGGATGTTCTTGTACATGAACTAGTACATGCAGCGGTTGGAGTAGAGCACGGACATAAGGGACCGTTTAAACATCTCGCTCGCGCTTTGGACTTGCAGGGGAAATTGACGGCAACGATTGCAGGTCCGAAACTTTGCGCGCAGCTTGAAGATATTATCAGCGTGCTCGGGCCTTACCCGCATTCAGCAGTTGGGTTGTCGTCGAATCGAAAAAAACAGGGGACTCGTCTTATAAAGATGGAGTGTGGCGAATGCGGGTACATTGCCCGAACGGCGGCGACTTGGATCGATCTTTTCGGCCCTACAATCTGCCCCTGTAATGAATGCCCTATGGGGTTGCCCTGAATTTAGCCTCATTATACAAAGCGAAAAATCAATAACGGGCCGCTCAATTTCGAGAGGTCCTTTACCAGGAGTTCCTCATGTTCAAGCCTATTTTGGCCCTTGCCCTGACCTTGCTCACCGCATCTGCATTCGCTGCAAATATTGAATGCGCGTTCATGACAAACAAAAAAGGGAAGGCAACTAAAAAGCTGGTACCTGTAAGCGTCGACGCTAAGCGCCTGGCGGATCACATCGGCGTAAAAACTTGCGATGGGGATCGTTTTGCGGAGCAAGCAGCGGGTAACGGCGGCATCAAAGCAACTCGTAGTGTTACTAAGGAAGAACGGAAGGCATATCTTTTGGACGGCGATGCTCTGAAGTTCTAAGTCAATCGGGTACTTAATTGAGTTATGAAAGGGCCCCATAAATTCGGGGCCCTTTCTTTTCTTTTCTTGGAGGTTTTTATGTACATGACATTGCAGCTTTTTTTGACACTGAATAGTCAAGTGATGGGGATTGGGGATTTAACTCTCGTGTGGGATCGGTATCAGGCGGCGGCCGCGCGTTGCCTTGAGCTTTCAAGAATACCCGATAAGGCGGCCGAGGATGTATGTCTCATACGGTGGGAGACAAAAAACCATCCCCGCCTCACGTTTATGATTCCCACTAGATATCCCGGCCGCGAGTGACCGAGACATACGGGGCCCCACTTTCGGGGCCCTTTCTTTATTTGGAGGAGAGGAACAATGAGAATTTATAAATCTTCGCGAATCGTTATTCGCCCCGATGGGCGGGAGATTAAGAAGTCCAAGATCAGCATGGATGAGGCGGCCTTTCGTTATCTGCAGGAGGAGAATGCGGGGCTTTGCACCGCTTGCGCATCATTCAATTTTGGAAATCATGAACCGGATGCAGAGGACTATGATTGCGAGCAATGCGGAAAACCTAAAAGCCAGGGCATGGATAACGTGATGATGATGGGTTTAATACATATTCTAGACGATGCGGAGTTGGACGAGATCAAGGGTACATCACAGGAGATAAGCGTATGATGAAGGTCGAGAAAATCATAATGTCGGATCGTGCTAAACCCTGGTGGGGCATACGTCAAGCCGACGGCCAGTTTTTCAAAGAGAATCCCGAGAGTAAAGGGTTTACGGCATGGTCAACCAAGCGGGCGGCGCTTGAATACCTCAATACCGTTATCCTTGAGAAACCCACGACTAATTATCGGACACTGGTCCAGGTCGAAGGTGGGCATGAGCTGAAAGTTTACGCCCATGCGATTACGGTCAATTTTTGGGAGTACTATATCACGTCCCCGCTAATCGAGGGTCAAGACATCGTATGGGCGTTAGTTATGGGGGATGAGCAGGAGATGGGGGACGTTTCTTTGAGTGAGATTAAGCCATATCTTAGATGTTTTACCCGCAATCTGAAGGATATCATGCCCGCTGCAGGATACCGGTGGAGGACATAACGATAAGGAACGATGCTTTTCATCCTTTATATCCCACCGCGTTTAAACATTCTACACAACGATAATGTCAAGGTTGTTGGGGGAGATTGGGGAGGAGGAGGAGAGGCGATGGGGGGGATATTTCCCGCCAGGTCTTGGGGATCTTTACCCATAACTCTCCCTCCCACCTTCTCACTAAGGATTCTCACTAAGTACTCTCACTATGTACAATCACTATGTACAATCACTAAGCCCCGCACCCTTCTCCCTCTCACCCTCTCATTAGTGAGACTACATAATGAGAATACATAATGAGACGGTGTATTGAGAATGCATACTGATACCCTATAGTGTGAGGTTTGAGGTACAAAGCGTTTAAACATAGTGGCGGACTAGGGTGCCCCTCGCGCATTATTAAGGAGTTAGGGCGGGGGGTACCCCCAAAGCCCGCTTTCCATAATATAGGGATCGGGTCCCCCACCCACATTTTAGAAGAAAGGGTTTTCTCCTTTTGTAGAATACCCCCCTCACCCACATTTTAGAAGAAAGGGCTTTCTCCTTTTGTAGAATACCCACCCACATTTTAGAAGAAAGGGTTTTCTCCTTTTGTAGAATACCCTCCTCTACCCACATTTTAGAAGAAAGGGTTTTCTCGCCGACGAAAATCGCTCCATCCTGAGGCACTGGGATTTTCTGGAAGAAAGGGATTGACGCATTGCCCAAGTAGTCCTTTACTCTTTTTGACAAAAGGGGGAACGGCTCGTTATTCTTGGGCTTAACTTAAATTCTTAAGGAGTTCCCCAAATGAGCAAACGCGTTTTGGACCTAGAAACTGGGAAGTTCACCACCTACACCGGAAAATCCTGTGCTAAGTCCCTACAAGAGGCCGGACACCCAAACTTTCAAAAACCTGTAAAGGCGCTCAATCCCGCGCATCCCACGTTCGCTATGGTGTCAAACGAAGAGAAAGAAGAAGTTACGGCCTTGGGCCTTGAGTCTTTGAGCGATGAAGAGCTTGACGCTGAACTTTCCAAGCGCAAGGCAATCCAGTCCGCAAAGGCCGCCAAGAAGCTTGCTGCCAAGGAAGAAGCAGCCACTGCAAAAGAGGGCGGGAGTCTGGGGGGTTTGACCCTTGAGGAGCTTAGCAAAATGCCCGTTGCCGCCATCAAAGGTCTTTTGGTTGAGAAGAAGGTGGATTTCTCCCGAATCCCGGCCTCTCCCAAGAAGCTCTTTGTGGATTTCGCCGCTCCTCACCTGGTGAAGTCTGAGCCCGACGATCTTTAAGGAATGGACCAATCTCTGCTAAACAACACGGGCGTGACTCCTGAGGACGGAATCGTTAGGGAAGTCACCACCGGGTATCGGGCCCGCAAGCTTCAAAAGTCCTTGCACGCTATCGTCACGCGCTTCAACGTCCTGGTCTGCCATCGCCGCTTTGGGAAAACCGTCTGGGCCGTTAACGAGCTAATCCATAAGGCCCTGAACAATCCCCTGAGGAACCCGCAATATGCGTATGTGGCCCCCACCTACAAACAGGTCAAGAAAATCGCCTGGAACTACTTTGTCGACTACACCCGGTTTCTTCCAGGCGCTACTCCTAATAAGTCAGAGCTGTGTATTTATATTGAGCGTCCTCACCGGCTTGACCCTGTTACTGGCAAATCGGATCCCGATGTTATTACCCTATACCTCATTGGCGCCGACGACCCAGACGCCCTCCGGGGGATGTACCTGGACGGAGCAGTCATCGACGAATTTGCCCAATGCGACCCCATCGTTTGGGGGCAAATCCTGCGCCCGTCCCTTGCCGACCGAAAGAAAATAGCCTGGGACCTGGGGATCAAAGAGGATATGGAAGGGATCAAGATGGAGCCTTGGGCCATCTTCATCGGAACCCCCAAAGGGCAAAACCATTTTTACCTCCGCTACAAGAAGGCCCAAGAATGTGAGGCCTTCTGCCACCTCTTCGAGTCCACCCACAACCTGAACGACGAACGCGCCGAGTGGGAAGAAATCGAGAGGTTCTACAATATCTTCGACGCCGGGGACCTGGAGTCTCTTTCAGAGAAAGATGCCACGGTCGTAATCGGCAAATGGCCGGCCGACACCCAGCGCCGGTACAAGGAATGGCGAAAGTATAAGGCGTGCAAGTCCTGGTTCACCGTCCTCTACAAAGCAAGCGAAACCGGCGTTTTGGACCGGGACGAACTGGACGAAATGCGCCAGGATCTTTCCCCCGAAGAGATTGAACAAGAATTGGAATGCTCCTTCACCGCCGCCATCCTGGGCTCCTACTGGGGGCACCTGGTGAATTCCGCCCGGCTTGAAGGGAGAATCTGCATCCTGGCCTATAACCCCAAGTTCCCCGTGGACACCCATTGGGACATCGGTATTGGAGACAAGACCGCCATCTGGTTTCGCCAACAAACGCCCGAGGGTTTTAAGTACCTCCACTACTACGAGCAAAACGGCAAAGGAATTGACCACTACGCCGCCGTCATTGAGGCCCTGGCAAAACCCCCCGGCACCAGAACCGAAGTGGACCCGGGAGAGTTTATCGAAGGAAGGGGCTTCCAGTACGGGCGCCACGTCTGGCCCCACGACGGTGCCGCCCAAGAATTTGGAACAGGGCAGACCCGCCAAGAAACCGCCCGAGAAAAGGGCATCATCGTCCAAATCCAAGAGCGACAAGCAGTCGATGACGGCATCAACGCCGGAAGAAAACGCCTGCGGGTTTCCTTTTTCGACGAAAAGTATTGCGAAAAGGGCATTGATTGCCTCTATAATTACCAAAAGGAATACGACCAAAAGGCACGGATGTTTAAGAACAAGCCCTTGCATGACTGGTCGTCGCACGGGGCCTCCGCCTTTCGGTACTCATCCCTGGATGATCGGCCTTCCTACTTCCCCCACGACCAAAGGCGTGGGAAGATGGGGAAGAGCGCAAAAGCAAAAACGAATTATGACGAGTTCGCGGCCTAAAAGGGCGGGAGTTTAGATATGGCCGAAATAGAATTCCCAGATTTTAGTGACCTCAATCCCTGGGGAAAAGGGTCCAACAAAAAGCGACAAAAGGGCAAGGTCATAAAGACCTTCTCGGGCTATGAGAAAGGGGAGGTCGAGGCCTTCAAGCAGGCCGGGGATCTTTTGGGAACTCCCAACGATTCATTCTCTGGCCCCACACTGAAAGAGGGAAGCTCCACCAACGGAATTGGCTCTGGTTTCCAGGGAACCTTTTCCGACGCAACCACCGAACAACTTCAATCTCTGGCGGATATTTTTGATGCCAGGCGCCAGGCTATGCTGCAAAAGAAACGCCAGCCGGGTCGCTCGATCCTGATGGCAGAGGGTTAAAATGACCGTTTCCAAATTAGACCCCGCCCCTCTCAAGAATCCCGGAGAGGATCGCGCCAAGGCGGAGCTGGCCCATTACGCCCGTATGACCACCAAGCGGGACAATTTCCAACAAACTTGGAAGGAAGTTTCCCTCTACGTCGTCCCCGACAAAGATGGCGTCTTCGGGCATTCTACAAAAGGCGAAGAGAAGCACCGGCACCTCTACGACGGATACGCCGAACATTGCGTGGAGCTTCTGTCCGCCGCCCTGCACTCCATGCTGACCAACCCCACCACCCAATGGTTCTTCTTCACCTCCGGGCAGCTGGAGATGGACCGCCAGCCGGAAGTCCAAAAGTACCTGGGGGATTTCTCCCGCCAGGTCTTGGGGATCCTGAACAACTCCAATTTCCAGTCCGAAGTCCATGAAGTCTTCATGGACCTTTGCTCTTTTGGGACTTCTGCCCTTCGGATCATGGAAGACGACGAGGACACCCTGCGCTTTCACGCCCGTCCCATCTACGAGCTGGTGATTGCCGAAAATCACTTGGGGATTGTGGACTACGTCGGCACCGAAGACGAAATGGACGTGCGCCAGGCGCTTCAGCAATTCGGGGAGAAGGCCTTTGGGGAGCACGCCAACAAGTTGAGGGCGGACCTTACCAAATGCATCAAGATCCACCACATCGTGCGCCCACGTCGAAAGGACGAGACCAAAGGCACCAAGGGCCCCAACTCTTCGCCCTACATCTCCCTGCACATCTACAAAGAGGCCAATCTCATCCTCCAGGAAGAGGCCTTCTACACGTTCCCGTGGATTGTTCCCCGCTGGGTGAAACGCACCGGGGAAGCCTACGGACGTTCGCCCGCCATGAAGGCGCTTCCCGATATCCGGATGCGCAACACCATGCAGAAGTTCTACATCCGGGGCGTTCAGAAAATGGTGGATCCCCCGTGGATTGCCCCAGAAGACTCCATCATGGGGGACCTGGATTTGACCCCGGGCTCCGTTTCTTCCGTGCGTCCAGGAATGGCCGATCAGATCCGCCCCCTGATTTCCGGCGGGCGCCCTGAAGTAGGCAAGGATCTCCTGGAAATGAACAAGGAGACCATTAAGGCCTTCTTCTTTATCGACCAGCTTCAACTCCGCGACGGACCCCAGATGACGGCCACAGAGGTCAACACCCTGGTCCAGCAGCACCTTCGCCTTTTGGGCCCCATTCTGGGGCGCCTGAATTATGAATTCCTGAAGCTCATGATGGTTCGGATCGTGGACATCATGAAACGCAAGAACTTGATCCCCACACCCCCTCGGGAACTGGCAGACAAAAACCCTCAGGTCTTCTTTGCGTCCGAGATCGCCAAAGCGCAATTGATGGGCGAAGCAGACACCATCAACCGCTTTATGGGCATTATTAGCGGACTTGTCGCTATTGACCCAAGTGTGTACGATCTCCTGGATTCTGAAAAATTTGTAAACTACATGGCCAACCTCTACGGCGTGACCCGCGAAATCTTCCGCTCCAAAGCGGAAGTTAAGCAAGTCCAGGCCGCTCGCGCAGAGGCCCAAAACAAAGCAGTTCAGGGAGAGGAAAACCTCATTCAGGCGGAGACCATGCAAAAGGGTGCCGCTGGAGTCAAGGCCCTAAAAGAGAGCGCGTAAATGTCCGAAAAATTCACGGCGACGAAGAGGTCAAAGAAGGCCCTTCAATTCTCCTCTCGCGGGGAGATGATGCTCGCAAAGACCCAGGACTTTCACGCCGTCTTCGACACGGAGGCGGGTCAGAGGGTTCTTAAGCACCTTGCTCAATTTGGATTCCTCCTACGGCCTACGGGCGGACCCACCACCTCCGCCGACGAGAAAGATCGGAATGAGGGACGCCGAGAGGCCGTGCTGCACATATTGGAAGTCCTCAACTACGACGAAGAAGCAATCCTCAAGATGATCCTTAACGAAGAGGATCGACGCAAAAACCCCCAAGGAGATTTAGTATGAATTCCCGAATCCACGGTATGATGATCATGAGTCCTGATGACCTTTTGGGGGGCAGCGGTGGAGGATCGGGCGGCGGCGGTGGTTCTGGCCCTGGCGAGGGCGGCGGACAAAATGGCGGCCAAGGCGCTGGGGGTTCGGGTAACTCAGATCCCAATGGTGGCGGTGCCAATAGTGGAGGGATGGAGGCGATCGGTTATCCTTCCGATTTGGATGCCGCCTACCACGGAAACGCCCACCTCCTCAAGTTCTGGGACAAAGAAAAAAAGGCGTTCAAAGTCGGCGAGCTGATGAAGTCCTCCATCCACGCCCAACACCAAATCGGAAAAGACAAGTTCGTGATCCCCGGGCAGACGAGCACCCCGGAGGAGTGGAACCAGGTTTTCAGAAAGCTGGGGCTCCCCGAAACCGAAGACAAGTACGAACTGAAGAACAATTTGCCTCAGGGGATGAAGGAAGACCCCGAGCTGCTCAAGGCATTTCGGTCTGCTGCCTTTAAAGCGGGAGTTCTTCCCCGCCAGGCGCAAACCATGATGGACACCTACAACACCTACATCGGGGAAGTGATCAAGTCTCAAAATGTTGAGATGGAGAAGACCCTGGTGACCGAGCAGAACGGGCTCAAGACCGAGTGGGGGGGTCAGTTCAAAGGCAAGGTTCGGGCCATAGATGCCCTGATGACCGAACTGTTGCCGGCCGAACACATGTCGGCCCTTCGGGACCAGGGGTTCCTAAAGTCCACGGCCTTTGTCCGTTTGATGGATTCCGTGGTGAAGTCCATGGGCAAAGAAGGCTCTTTCAACGACGGCGAAGGTGGGAGCGGATTGACTGCGGCCCAGATCGACGAAAAAGTCCGCCAGATGCACCAGCCCTCCAGCCCTCTGATGAACAAGACCCATCCGCACTACGCTTCGGCACGAGCGGAGTACGATTCTCTGATGCGCCAGAAAGTCGCCATGAGGAAGTTTAGGGAGCAGGCCTGAAAATCTCGTTGACAAGTATTTTTTTAACGTTACGCTATAAGTAACCACCCACCCTTCGGACAACCGTATTTGACGGCCCTCTCGCCAGGATAGTGGTTAGGACAAACCCCGCTGGGATAATTTGCCGACGGACTCTTTGCTCTAACAACTTTTCACCCAGAGGTGTTTCGTGAAATACGGTTTATTTTCGTACCTTCTCCTCCAGCTTAAGGCCCTCATCCGCTCCAACGCCGGTGTCAACGCCATTGATGAAGTCATGGTCGAAGGCTACCGCTCAACCCTTTACATGCTCTCCCAACAGAAAGATGAGCGTTTGTGGGGCCGTGCCCGCATGGAGACCCAGAACGTTGAGACCGACTACTACGACCGTATCGGCGTAGTTGAAGAGGTCAACGTTGTTGTGTCCCGTTTGGGAGCAACCCCCGAAAACCAAGTCGATCATTCTCGCAGGGCCATCGACCTGCAAGATGCCGACTGGGGTACCGCCATCGACAACTTCGATCGCCTCCGCATCCTCATGGCACCAGACGGTGCCTACACCATGGCGGCCAAGCTGGCCATGGGCCGCAAGAAAGACGACATCTGGATTGCTGGCGTTCTGGGCCCTGCCCGTACCGGCAAGCGCGGAACCACCCTGGTCAATCTCCCCGACAGCCAAAAATTGGTGTGTGTGGGCGAGACCGGCGCTGGCGCCGCGGCCTTCAACGTCTTCTTCCTGACCTTGGTTGGCGAAAAGTTCGATGCCAGCGAAGTTGAAGGAACGAGGCACTTTGCTTGGTCCTCGGTCCAAAAGCGCCAACTCCTGAACGAGACTAAGGCCACCAGCTCAGACTTCGCTTCGGTGAAGGCCCTGACCTCCGGCCAAATCAACGAGTTCATGGGCTTTAACTTTGTGCGCTCCGAGCGCCTGCCCGTGACTGCGGCCAGCGAGGGCTACAATGCCGATGACGGCTCCGTAGGTGTCGCGGACACCGACACCCTTCCGGCTGGCGCTCGTCGCTGCATCGCTTGGATCGAGGACGGCATCATCAACGCAATTGGGGAAGCTCTCTCGGTCGAAGTTGGCAAGGACCCTTCCATCAAGTTCAACAACCGCATTTACGTCAAGCAAAGTGTCGGTGTTGTGCGCATGGAAGAAGTAAAGGTCGTCGAGTGTCTTTGCGCTGAATAACTCTTAATTTTGCGCTTTAGCGCGGAGGATACTGAGATGAAGAATTTTTTGAAGTCCCTTTTGGCCGTATTCGGCAACAGCATGGGCATGGCCGCTCTTGAGTCTGACGGTTACGCCGGAAGCCAAGATGCCCCCATCCAGAAACTCAACCCCGGTCAATTGATGGGGAAATTGGTGGTCATCACCGATAAGATTACCCTGACCGCTGCCATCACCAACGGCGACACCATCGAGGGTCTGATGATCCCCGAAGGCGCCCGAGTGATCGACGCCTTTGCCCACATCCCAGTGAGCCTTGGCGCCACCGGCATTTTCACTGTAGGCACTCGCGCCCACAACCAAAGGGTTGAAGGCGCCGCCGATGTTGCCGTGGCCCAAGACGCTGACTCCTTGGTCGGCACTGTGGACGGAGGCGGCCAGGCCGCTTTGACCCGCGCTGCCGCTGGTCAGGCACTCTTGAATAAGAAAATCGGCGCCGAAAACGCCAGGATCTATCTGACCTGCACCGAGACCTCCGGGGTTTTCGCTGCTGGGATGCAGGTCCAGTACACGGTCATCTGCTCTCTTGGCTAAGAGGGTGGAGGATCTAAAATCCTAAAAGGAGCAATGGGCTGGCGAATGCCGGCCCTTTCTCTTTGGAGGCCCTATGACGTTATTGGAGCATTGGAACGCAGGTATGGCCCTTTTGGGAGTGGAGGCCATCCCCAGCTTCTCCTCTAACTTTAAGGCCGCCCGCCTGGGAAACATCCTGGCCACTCAGTGCCGGGACGCCCTCCTGGGAGATCACTATTGGAACTTTGCCACGGAATTTAGGCAACTGGCCGAAGTGGCAGTCGCCCCCGTTTCCAACTACTCCCACGTCTTTGAGTTGGACGTGGATGTCATCTCGGTCATCCACATCAACGCCCACTCTGACGAAGATTGGATCATCGGCGCGGACAAGACCCTTCACACGGACGCCACCTCAGTCCTTGCCGCCGTCATCAACAAAGAAACCGACACCTCCAAGTATCCCTCCTACTTCACCAACGCCCTCATCCACCTGATGGCCTGGAAGGGGTCCTACTCCATGGTCCAGTCCGGCACCCTGAGAGAGGCCCTGGCCCGAGACGCCCAGAACCTTGCTGCCCAGGCCCGTTCGATGGACGGGCGCGAAGGTCAGAGGCGCAAGATTCAGAAGGATGTGTACATAGACGCCCGCTTCGGGAGGAGTGGGCAAAATGTCTAAGTTCAATCACTATTCCTCGAATTTTTCCAACGGCGAGATCTCCCCCCGCACCATGGGGCGAGTGGATCTAGATAACTACAAACAGGCCTGCGAGCTTCAAGAAAATTGGATCACCCTCAAGAGCGGAGGTCTTACCCGCTGCCCTGGAACCCAGCACGTCGCAAGCCTTACTCTCCAAGGAAAGTCCGCCGTCCTGCCCTTCATCCGCTCCAAGCAGGAGGCCTACGTCGTCTCCCTGGACCCCTCTCGCGGGGGCGGGGCCCAGCCCTTCGTGCGGATCTTTCGCACCGACGGAACTGAGGCCACGGTGGGGGAAAACCCTTACTTCCTTTTCGCGGGAGTCGTCTTCGGCCCCCTTCAAATCGGTCTGGACCCCAGGGGCTTTGACTACACCCAAATTGCAGACGCTCTTTTCGTCACCCACCGGGATGGGACATTTCTCCCCATGGTCATCACCCGCACCGACAACAACGACTTTTCGGTCCACGCCTACCTGTTCAACAACCCCTACAACCCCAAGGCGGACGTAAATATCATCCTCCACTGGCCCTTCAGGGATGTGAACGTTTCGGCCATGACCCTGACCCCCTCCGTGACCACCGGAACCGGCACAATGACTTCTTCTGCCGCCTTCTTCAACGCCGGGCACGCCGGGGCCATTATCAAATTGACCCACGCCGGGACAACGGGCGCGGCACGAATCACGGGATTTCTCTCTACCACAAGTGTGAACATTACCGTCCTTTCCAACTTCGGGGCCACCACCGCCACGACCAACTGGGAAGAGTCCTCCTGGTCGGATTATCGGGGCTGGCCTAAGACCGTTACGGCCTTTGAGCAGCGGCTCATTTGGGGCGGAAACGACGCCGAGCCGGACACCCTTTGGGGATCCCTTTTGGGCAACGTCTTCCACATGATGGGGCGTCGATTTGCTCAAGACATTGCTTCGGGGGCAAACACCTCGGGACTCAATTACTTCATCGGCTCCACCGTGCCAGATACCTCCAAGTCGGTTCTGCCCAGCGGTCTGGTGGTTTTGCCCACGGACCCCTTCACCCTCACCCTTGCTTCCAATGAGGTGAACGCCATCGCCTGGGTGTCTGGATCCAAGGTTCTCAACATGGGAACCCTAGGCCAGGAGTTCATCGGCTCGGGAAGTTCTGAGGAAGTCTTCGGGGCCACATCCCCCGGCATTCAGGCCCAAACCTCCTTTGGCAGCACACCCATGCGCCCCGCTCGTGTAAACGACGAGGTGATTTTCGTCGGGCGCGACGGGCGCGAGGTTAGAAACTTCAAGTTCAATGACAACAACGGGTCCAACATCTCCGAGGATCTAACCCAACTGGCCGATCACGTCGCAGGCCTGGGGGGAGACCAAAGGGGCTTCACCTTCTGCACTTACCAGGCATCTCGCAGCATGGTGTGGTTCATCAATGAGAACAACTACCTCCTGGGGCTGACCTATAACCCCAGGGGTGGCGTGGTGGCGTGGATGAGGCGCCCTGTGGCCGGAATGGATGTGAAGGTGTGGGGGGCCGCAGCGGTTCCCAATTCCTCCGGGAACTTCGACGATTTGTATCTTGCCGTGGAGCGAGAGCTGGCCGGAGGGGTTTTGTTTACCATCGAAAAGATCGGACAGGACTTTGATGAGGATACCGTCAATTCCTTCTGGACCGAGGAGTTTCAGGTTCCCATTTATGTGGACGCCGCCGTGACCCACGCTTTCATAGGCGTACAAAGCTCCATTCCCGGACTTACGCATTTGGAGGGCGAGAGCGTTCTCGTCACCAAGAACGGGGTACTTTTGGGTACTTTCGTTGTGGCCGCGGGTGCCGTTGATTTGGGCGCTACTCACGCCTCTGGGTCTAAGTTCGTTGTGGGTCTTAGGGCACCAGCGGATTGCATTCCCACGGAGATTGAAGCGGGCGGGGACTGGGGTGTTTCCCAGGGCATGATCCAGCGCCCGGATAAGGCCGTACTTTTGGTTCACAACACCTACGACCTACAGGTAGGAGAGCCTGGCGGGACCATGGAGCAGCTTCAATTTGAAGGGCACACGGCCACGGATGTCTTCTCCGGGGACGCCCTGATCCACCTGCCCCACGGACCCAAGAGGCGCTGCAAACTGCGCTTTTACGCCTACGGCCCGTATCCCGCCACCCTCCTCTCAGTGGCCACGCGGGGGGTTTCCTATGACTGACCTGGTTTTGGCCCCCTTTGAAGAGGAGCATTTGGCAAATTTCGATCCCAAGGACCCCTATCCTCCGGGGGCGCTCCGTGAGGCCATACAGAGTTCTCTTGGAACCCATCGGTTCATTTTCCTAACCATTATGAACCGAACCACCCACGAGACTCTGGCGCTTTGCTCCCTGTTCCTATTGGCGGAAGGGACGGCCGAGGTTATTCTGATTCCAAGCAAGAAATTCAAGGATTATAAGCTGGGGGTTTTTAAAATACTCCACAGCGCCATGGATGGGTGGGTTCAAAAAGAATTCCAACTCCACCGGCTCCAAATGTCCATTTCAACCGCCTGGGGCGGGGGGATCAAGTGGGCACGTCTGCTGGGATTTAAGTTTGAAGGTATAATGCGAGGGTACGGGACGGACAAACAGGATCACGCCCTATTTGCAAAGGTGGTTTAGCATGGCGGTGGCAGCAATTGCAGTGGCGGGAACTGCCTTTCAGATGTACGCCAACAATAAGGCCGTTAAGGCCCAACAGGCCGCTGCCAATGAGCAGGCGGAACTTAAGCGCCAACAGGCCGCTGATGTCATGGAGCGTTTTGAACTAAACGCCCGGGATTTGCGCCGCGAGGGCGAAATCTTCAAATCTCGCCAAGTCTCCTCCTTCGCCAAGTCCAACGTGGACGTGGGATCCGGATCCACCCTTTTGGCGCTGGAGCAAACCCAAGACACCATCACCCGCCAAATCGAACTGGATCGAATCGAGGGTAAGGCCCAGGCCAACGCCCTTTTGAGAGGTGGTGAGTATGATTTGAAGGCAGGGGAACAGGCCCGAAAGGTCGGCAAATACAATAACTACAATATCCTCCTCCAAAACGCCTCCCGCGCCTACGGCGCCTCCTAAGGAGTCCTCCCATGGCCAAAATCCCTACCCTAGGCACCGCCACATCTATCGGTAAGTCCGCCCCCACGGCCCAAGGACCTAGCATCTCCTCGGCCGCTGTGGAAGGTGAGGCGCTGGGGCGTCTGGCGCAGAACGCATCCAATGTGGCCTTCAGCATTGTGGAAAAGAGAAAAGAGGCGGAAACCTCATCCTATGGCGACACCGCCTCCATGGAATACTCCATGGGCATGGCCAAGTATGAGGCCCAGGCGCGTTTAAACGCCAAAGGGGACCACAAGGGGTATTCCGACGATATCATCCAGGAGACCAATCGGCGGCGAGAAGAATACGCCGCCAATGCCCCCAGCACGGATGCCCGTAACCACTTCCTGAAGAAAACGGACAACAGCGCCCTAAGCCTAGGGGTTGGGGCGTTAAACTACGAGACCACCGCCAGGGCCAAATACGGCATAAAGATCGAGGGGGAGCAGGGGGACAACATATCCTCCCTTGCCTACGACGATCCAAACCCCTTTAAAGTCAGTGAACAGCTGGCGGACTACCAAAATAACGTCCTGAGCAAAAAGGGTCTCGTTTACACGGAGGCCCAGGCCAATGAGATCGTGGACAAGACCACCAAGAATGCCCGCCAGGGTGTCTTTCGCGGGATGCTTAGAGATGGTCTCTCTGGTCTGGTCCCCGAAGGCACCCGAAGAGAAGAAGCCATGGCGCGTGTGGATGACTTCATCTCCGGCGGAGTCCCCGGAACTGAGGTCGTCTTGGCGGGAGTTTCCGACGAGGAGAAGGCCCAATTTCGAGACAGGGCCGAAAACGTATTCAACACCCGCTCCCGCGCCCAGGATGGGGTACTCCGCATCCTTTTGAAAAACTCCATTACTGCCCTGGCCGAAGGAAAGGGACAGGACCCCAGGAACCGGGACGGGATAAATGAAACCTGGAGCCTTGTACGGGCCATGGAAGAAGGGCCGGAGAAGGATCTAAACACCCGAAGTATGATCAACGCCCGAAAGGTCGGAGACGTGGTCGAGGGTTTACATCACATGAGTCCCCAGCAGATGGAGGCACGAGTAAACGGCACCATCACTGGCGGGAGCCTTTTCACCAAGGGCGTGGACGACGACGCCACCGACATGCTCCGCCGTGCCGCCAGTGCCATCATCACCGAAAGGAATAAGGACGGTAGGGCCTACGTCGATCAGTACTATCCTTCCACCAAAAACGACCCGGATGCGGCCTTTGTGCTCCAGAAGGTCTTGGGGATCACCAAACCCCGTATCCTTTCCAAGGAGGATGCGCGTCTTAAGTCTCAGGCGATTATGGAGGCGTCCACCTCCAAGGAGGGTGCGGCCCTCTTTGACGAGCACCTGAGCATGTACGGCGCCCATGCCCCTAAGGCCATTGCTGAAATGATTGATGAAAACCCCAACGTCCCCCCGGGATTGGGCCTGGTGGTTCACTTCAACAACACTCTCACCAAAGAGAGGCTTTTCGACAATATGCTTCCGGGCAAGGCGGAGGCAATTAGTGCGCAATTTGAGGCAACTCGAAAGGGCGCTACCGATGAAACAAACCTTGCCCTGACTAAGGGGCTTGCCAAGATCGACCAAATTTTCTACGAGTCGGGTCGTCCCGAGCAGGCAAAAATCCTGCGTGGGTTGGTGGAGACTGAGACCAAGCGTTCAATGCTGGGGGATCCAACTCTTGGGCCAAAAGAGGCCGTTGCGCGTGCGCAAGAACTTATTGTTGGAAAGGAATTCCACCACTACGACACACCTTCCAACCAGTTCCTCATCCCTCGCCAGCTTGGGGTTGAGAAGGTCGAGGTAGAATCCTACATGTCCCACGCCCTTACGCCTGAGACCCTTCAGGCCTCTGGTTTCTCCAAGTCCCGACATTTGGTCAAGGGGAACGTCCGAGACGAACAGGAGATGTGGGATCAGATCAAGGAGTACGGGGTCTGGAAGCAGACTCGGGAGAAGGACGGGATTCGCCTTATCCTGGACACTCCCACGGGGGACAGGAGAATGCTCACCAATGATGGCCAGCCCTTTATCGTTAAGTTTAAGGACATGAAGAATTACCGGAAGCCTGAGAGCAAGACCCTAAAGGGGTTTGATAAGTTTGGCCGCAAGCTGGCCAGTGACTCAAATGAGGGTGGCCTGTGAAGCCGGGCTTTTGGAGTTCCGACATTGCAGATGATGGGGAAGAGGATTACATCCCCAGGCACGAGCCGAGTCGGTTGGAGTCCGCCGCTGCCGCTTACGCTGATAGCCAATCCGGAACTCCCTTAAACCAAATTAGGTACCTCGCGGAGCACGCTACCTCTGCTCTTAGAAATGACGACGTTAAAAGTGCAGAGGAGTTAAACGCCAAGTACACCGACGTGGAGAACCCCTTCACGGCGCCCGCGTCTGAGAAGCTGGCGCAATCGGTGAATGAGAGGGGTCGCCGCCGTAGGATGCTCCAGGAGGTTGTGGCGCAGGGGCCGCAGGACTGGACTCAAACGGCCGTCAACTTTGTTGCGGGTATGGCGCCTCAGATTGTGGACCCCATCAACTACCTTGCGGGCGTGGGCGTGGATGCGGGCATCTCTCGCACTATGGGGCATCTCTTGAAGTCCGGGAAGATTTCTCCCGGGGCCTGGGGAAAGGCCTACGACCTGGGGATCCAGGGGCCGGTCGCCAAGTTCGGTACCACGGTGGCGAGCAACGTCGTCGGTAACGTGGCCCAAGAAATGACTCTCACCCAGGGGGTTATGGAATTGGAGAAGCAGGACTTCGATGTGGAGGATCACTTCTTGGAAGCTGTTGCGGGCGGGATTGCCTTTCCCGTTATCCTCAAGGGATTTGGCAAGGGCTGGGATCTTTTGAAGCAGGGGAGAAATGCCGTAGACCACTCCGCCAAAGTCCTTGAGGCCTATGAGCAGCAAATGGCGGCGGGGAGAGTTCCCGACGTTACCCCCATGCTCCAGGAGGTGGGTCAAAGAAACCTTCCCGACATGAGGAAGGAACTTGAGGCCCTGAAGTCTGAGGCCCCACAGGCCCGCACCCTTTTGGAGAAACTGCAAGAAGACCCTGACGCCGACGTTGAAATGGTCCTTCGCCTTCAGGAAGACTTGGAGTCTATCGACGGAGGGAGGGGGCGCATCGAAGAGCTTGAGGCCCTAATCAAGGATGCCGAAGAGCTGGGCGCCCCGGATCGAGTGAAGGCCGTCGAGGAGTTCAACGACCCAAATAAGACGATGTACGACCCCAATGGGGATGGCGCTCGGGAGCTTGAGGAGATGCAGACCTCCTACGTTGACGACGATCCGATGATGGAATTGGAGGACACAATCAACACCCACATCGAGGATTTGGATTCGGCCGTAAAGCTGGGTCTTCTCGCTCCTGAGGAAATTGTGGAGTTCAAGCAATTTAAGGCCGAAATCGACCTTAACGACGAAGTCCTCAAGGCCGGTATCGCCTGCTCTAGGTAGGAAAAGGACTCTTATGGCCAAACCATGTTTCGACCAATTGACCGAACTTTATAAGACTCAGATTGATAAGGGGATGATTTCGCCCCAGCAGATCAAGGACATTTTGGTTAAGGCCGAAGAGCTTAGAACTTCCAACAAGTACGCCACGGACTTTAAGAAGCTGAAGGAGCAAAGCGCCCACCAAATCATGCAGCGGATCGAGTATAAGGCATCAAAGATCGCCTCCCGGGTGAAGTTAGAAACCCTACGAAACACCGAGGGGATTCGGCCGGGGACCAATGATATTTTCAAGGTTCTCTCTACCGGCCTAGACAACGTGGTTAGGGGCGGAAACGATAGCTTCCAGCGTGCCAAGGAGAATTTTGCCTCCAGGATCGGTTATAGGTTGGATTCCATTAAGAGAGAGTGGGGCGAGGTTGCCACCTCCGGAGACCACGACCTTGAAATTGGTAAGGCCATTTGGGCGCACAAAGAGGGCAAGGGGCTGGACGGGTTTTCGGACCCGATTCGTAAGGTGGCCGTGGCGATTGTGTCCCACAATAAAAAGCTCATCCAGGAACTCCGGGAAATGGGAGTCAACATCCAGGAGCGTGCGGATTTCATGTTCCGCCAGACTCACAGCGCGGATAAACTCTCCGCCGTCAAAGAGGGGGATTGGGTCAAAAAAATCCGGAACTCCATTGATGTTCAAAAGACCTTTGAGTCGGATTGGACTCCTGCCGTTGAGGGGAAAGTGCGCAAGATTTACCAAGAAATCACCTCGGGGTCTTATGAGAACTCCGTGGGAATGTTTGGGGGCTCCCGGACTTTTGTTTTTGACGGGCCTGAAAAATTGGTGTCCTACAACCAAGAATTCGGAACCGGGACCATTTTCGAGACCTTAAACGCCTCTGGGAAGTCTGCGGCCAAGGCGGGAGCAGCTGGAAGGACTATCGGGATTGCTGCCAAGGAGAATTGGGAATGGATTGAAAAGACGGAGCTGGCCAAGATCACCGACCCCAAGAAGCGGGATGACTTCATGTCCACTAAGGTGGGCCTTTTTGGGGTGAGGACGGGGCTTAAGGCCGAACGGGACATCATGTTCAAGGAGATGTTCGGCTACGACCGCATACCCTCTTCTGACATGGTGGCCAAGACCTATCGGGCCCTCTCTCTGGCCAATGCCTCTGCCCGACTTTCCGGGGCCATTTTTTCCACTTTCGGGGACTTTGCCGGTGCCGCTTGGGGTATGAGGTCCGCCACAGGGGATTTGATGCCCGAGCTTGGGATGATTAGAAACTTCTTCCAGACCATCCATCCTGGGGACCGGGACATTATGGCCCGACACCTTGAAATCCATATTTCCGAGTCCACGGCCGAAATCCATGACCGCATGGGCACTTTTTCTCACACCCGAGGAGGCTCCCCCCTGGAAGAGGGGAGGGATATTCGCAGCGTTGCGGGGAATGTTTTAAGGGTGGGGGGGAATGCTTTGGCCTGGGGCCAGAAGGTGGCCTTAAAGGCGAACATGCTGGAGATCCAGAACGTGGGGTCCAAGCTCTCCACCGCCCGATACTTCGCGGAGAGGCTGGCAAGCCAAGCGGACAAAAGCTTTGCCGACCTGGCACCGGAGTATAAGGCCAGCATGGACCGATACAATATCGGGGAAAAAGAGTGGGATACTCTCCGCCCCCTCCAGGAAGAAATTGCCCTGGCAACCGGGGACCCCATGAAGCTCATTACCCCAGAGGCCATTCGGAACGCCGGGCACGGGGACCTGGGCAACCGCTACGGATCCATGCTCCAGGACATGGGGCGCACCTTCCTAATGGAGGCCCAGGCACGCGAGCGCGGGATAGTGGGGCACGGACTAGGCTACAACGACCCCCGCGGGGCCTTCGTGCGCCTCACGTCCCAATTTCAAGGAACCGCCCTTTCGGTTGACCGGGTCCTGCGCCGAATCGGGCTTAACGACAAATCCTTCAAGTCCCCCGACCTCTTAAGTCGCCAGGCCCTCAAGGAGGCCTGGAACGCCGGGAACGCCAATCATCTCAAAATGGTCTCCGGGGCCATAGTCCAAGTCACAATCTTTACGGCCGCCGGTATGGCCCTGAAGGATATGACTAAAAACAGGGAGCCCAAGCTCGATAAGGAATTTTTCATGGACGCCTTTACTCGGGGAGCTACCCCTCTCGTGGTGGGCTACGGCCTGGACATCCTTCGGGCCAAGTACGCCAAAGACGAAAATGGTTTTAAGACGGACCTCCTGGAGCGCCTGGCCGGCCCCACCATGGGTCAGGTTAAAGCGGCGGTGGAGATCGTCGGGTTGACCGTCAAGGATGGGGTCAACGCCATTGGGGATATTTTAGATGGGAGGACGCCCATGACCTCGGAAGCGGCCCAACCCGCGCTGAAATTCCTTTTGAACAATTTCCCCGCCATTTTGGGGGTTGCCTGGCCCATTATCCAAAAAAGCATCCTGGAAGAGTTAAACGATTACTGGAATCCCGGGTACACCGCCAGGGCCGCCAGAAGGGCGCGAAAACGCGGGGATGAGAAACTTTTCGACTAGTAAGAGTTTGCACAAAACGGGAATAAGCTTAGCATAAGGGGTATATGTCATTTAGCAATTTGTCCGTCGGTCAGACCTATGTTTGTAACGGGGCCCAAGTGGCCTTCAATATCCCGTTCGCCTTTCTCCCCGGGGAGACCTCGGTCATCAAGGTGTACCTCATCGTCAACGCCACCCCGAAGCGAGAAAGCTGGACTCTCCTGACCGTGGGCGCGGGCCCCAGTCAGTACGCTTTAAATGACCCCACCACCCCCACTCAAATCACCACCGTCACCACCTACGCCGCCACCAGGAGCATCCGGGTCGAGAGGGAAACACTCAAGACCCAGGAGACCTCTTTGGGGTCCAATGGTGTGGCCTCTTACCTCCCCGAAGAGATTGAAGACCAACTCGACCGAGAGATGATGGCCCTAGCGGAGCTTCAGGCCCGCATCCTTGAGGCCGAAGCGGAAGACGTTGTGGAAGATGCTGGCGGCGCTTCTTCCCAAGAAAACGGCAAGCTCCTCGACTGGCAAGTGGGCGTGGAGTACGAAGAAGGTCAGGCCATCGTCTACCTCAAAAACCTCTTCCGCGCCTCAGAAGACCACACCTCCATCGACTTCTTGATCGACTACGTCCAAGACGGGAAGTGGGAGCAAGTCGTGGTTCAGGGCATCCAGGGGAATCCCGGAGCTACCGGCGCCTTGGGCGCTACCGGAGCGGCAGGAGCGGCCGGGGCCCTAGGCGCTGCCGGGCCTGCCGGCGCCGACGGGGTCTTCTCCGCCATCGCCTCCCAGGGTGAGGCCCAAACCGGAACGGACAACGCCAAAGGCATGACCGCCCTCAGGACCAAAGAGGCCATCGCCTCCCAGGTCCCCAATTTGGCCGTCGTCACCGGACTTCTGGCCGCCGATACCACCCTCCAAAACCGCGTTACCACTCTTGAAACCAAGGTTACGGCCCTAGAAGCGACCCAAAACGGCGGGGACAGGGCAGTGGGTTGGCAACTTCTGGCCAACAACTCCGGGCCTACCCGGCTTCTGGGACGTTTAAACAGCCCCAGCGGCGAGGGCGACCCCCTCCAACTCGACTCCGACGGCGCAAGAAGTGCCAGGATCGAGGTCGAAATCAAAAGAAAAACGGACCTCACAACGAGGTTCACCACCGCCATTTTGCGCATCCACTACGTCGAAGGGACTTGGTACCTGGGCAAGGAGTCCGAGACCAAACTTGTCGGCGCTCTCTCGGGAGTTACCTGGGGAGTAGAGCAGACTGGTGAAGTAGGGTACCCCGTCTACACCTCCGACCTTCAGGCCGGAGTTCAAGAAGATGATGAGACCTACATTGCGTGGAGAATTCTTGAGATTTCGAGGGTGCAATAAATGAAGACCAGCATCTTACTACTTTGTCTTATTGTTTTGTCCAGTACGGTTTTCGGGAGTACCTACCTCGAAAACACCTACTTTGAGGACCAAGCTTCTCTAAAAGAGCAGGCCGTGGTGCCTGCATCCGAAGACACCTACGGAAAAATCTTCGTAATGAACGACCGCAAGCTCTACTACAAGGACTCTTTGGGTGCCTCCTTTGACGTGCTTTTGGGAGGCAACGCCGCTCTGGATTCTCTTCTGGACGTGGATGTTGCAACCCCTGCCACCGGGGACCTTTTGGTTTTCGACGGCACTGAGTGGGTTGATTCTACCAACATCTATTTGGACTCCACGGGGTTGGGACTGGGCAACGCCACCCACGACAACGCCTTGATCCTGGACCTTACCACCACCACCAAGGGTTCTCGCCCCTGCCCCCTGATGACTGAGGTCCAAAGGGATGCCCTCGTAGGTCCTTTGCCCGTCGGGACTTGCATCATCAACTCAACTTCCGTTTCCTATGAATTCTGGGACGGTGCCACCTTTGTGGCCCTGGGCGCTGGCGGGATGGCCCCTTGGGCGACGGCCTCAAACTACGAGATCGACGATGTGGTCCACGTCAACAACCTCATCTACAAGTCTATAACTAATCACGTCTCTGGCGTTTTCGCCACGGATCTTGGGAATGGGGATTGGGTTGAGATCTCTGCCCTGAATTTCAACTCCCCCGTGACCGGAGTGAACCTTCTGACCAACGGCGGAACCAGCAAAAGCTTGACTGCTTCCAATGGCGGCATGGTCTACTCCGATGCTGATTCCTTTGAGATCGGGTCCGTCGGAACTTCCGGCCAGGCCCTCCTCTCCGGCGCCGCCGGGGCCTATTCCTGGTTCAACCCCGCACAATTTAGCTTCATTATGGGTGGAGCATCCGGGGCACTCACGGCCCTAGGGCCTTTGACCGACGGACAACTCCTGATTGGCAGCACGGGCGTGGCGCCTGCCGCCTCCTCCCTAACCGGAACCGCCAACCAGATCACCGTGACCCCCGGGGCCGGTTCCATCACCCTGTCCCTCCCTCAAAGCATTGCCACAACAGACAACGTGACCTTCGGGAGTGTGAAAGATTCTTCCCTCACTGCCGGACGGAATACCTTTGCCGGCACCGCTGGCGATCTCTCTGATGACGGGGATTGGTTGTTCAACACGGCCGGAAACGTTGTCACACTGACCAGCGGTCAGATGAATGTGGACAGCTTGCGCCTGGATGGGGACACCCTCTCAAACCAGGGCAGTGCCGGGGATGTCGTCATCCAGGCCGATCCTGCGGGGGTAGGCGGGCGGGCGAAGTTCACCAACGGGACTTCTTCCGAATACTACATCGGCTCCAATAATCCTGAACTCAAGCAGATGATGCTCTATCCCTCCTTTGAAGAGAGCGTGGCGGAACTCCAGTGTGACTTTTGCTCTGGATTTACCCAGCAGACCTCCACCGGAGTGGAGGGGGAGTTGTATGGCCTATTCTACGCACGGGCCTCTTACGCTGGGGCCGCAACGGACACCATTTATGTGATGCCTGGGACCAACTTCGACGACGACATGCCCGCGTCCGTTTCTTGTTGGATCAACACCGCACGCGCAGGCGTCACCTTCCGTTTCTCAAACACCTTTGACGGCGACTCGGACAGCCAGGTCGTAAGCTCCGGCGGCACCTGGGCCAAGTACACTGCCCAGGGAACTTGCCGGGCAGGCATTGGCGAAGGTTGCGGATGGAAGATCGTGGACAACACCTCCGAAGCCGGAGTCGTCGACATCAACGGATGCTCGATCGAGCTTGGGAACTCCGGCCTGGCCCTCACTAGCTCGGGGGTTTCCGGCATCCTGCCCATGTCCAAGGGGGGTACCAATAAGGCGATGACCGCTGTAAATGGGGGAATCGTTTATTCGGATGCCGATTCTCAGGAAGTGACCTCCGCTCAAACTGCTGGACGAATCGTTCTTTGGGGCGGCGCTGGCGCACCCACCGCCTATGCCCCTACCGCAGATCGGGTTCTATTTGCAGGTACGAGCGGGGTAGCTGCCGACGATGCCGGAATGACCTACACCGCTACCACAGATACCCTAAATGTTGGAAACGTGAGCGTGACCTCAACGACGGAGGCGACCCGCAATATGGGGAATATCCCCACGGCGAGTCAACCCAGCGCCGCCGCCAACACCGACAAGTGCTACATGGACACCAGCATTCACGCTATGCTGTGTTCCGACGGGGTGAACTGGAACCTACAAGGGATAGGCGTCGATCAAGCGAAAGTTTTCGGTTCTATTTTGTGGGTTCCGACTACGGCGAACTTTTGGACACGCACCTCGGGGGCCTTTGGGAGCTACTCGGCAAATGCCGCGATTGCCGCCCCCACGGTAACAGGAAACGCCACGGCTCCGGGTACCCGCATTCCCGCCCTCGTCTTTGCTTCCATGCCTGTCGGGGACTACGAGATCACGGTTAATGGCGGGGCATTGACGGGCGCCGGTTCCTACTGTGCCTATCGTGTGACCGACGGGACAAACAACACAGCACAATCTGAGGTCGTTGCTAACGCCGGGGCGTCGATTTCTTCGGGCAATATGTCCACGCGCCTGTCCTACACAACGGCGCAAACAAACGTCACGTTGCAGATACAGGGCAAGGGGAATAATGGGTCCTATACTTGCGACATTGGAAAAAACGTTGGGGACACGCAGAGCTTAGAAATCATAGTTAAATACTTCCCGCCCTTGAGCGCCACCTACTCGGTCCCTAGTCCCGATTTTGACTTAATCGACGGGGGGGCCATGACCATCGGGGCGACGACGACACCGCCCACAAAGGGAACGATCGTTACTGACCGCGTGCTGTACTCGCGCAAGGGCCAGCGTCTTCTTGCGGATTATCAGTTCTCGCAATCCGCTGCCGGTACTAGTGGAACTGGGGATTACCTCTTTACCTTGCCCGCCGGACTCTCCTTTGACTCCACCAAGGTCAACTTTTACACCGGGACATTCTTTAGCGCGACCACAGCGAACGAAAGCGCAAAGGCCTTTGTCGGTACGGGTTCAGTGGGCCAAAGCCTTAGTAACGGGTACATAGGTCTAACGAAGCTTTACGCCTACGACGCTACAAGATTCAGGGTCGTGTCGAACTACTCAAACGGTGCAGGTACCGGGGAAGGCGGTCCAACTGTTATGGGGTCCACGACTGTCGGCGACCTTAGCTTAGGACCGACAGGGTTCGGCTTTAAGATCGACGTGCCTATCAGCGGATGGACCGGGCAACACTTGATTACTGCCACACTCCGGGACGCGGTAAAGACCGTTGGCACGCCGAACGGGCAACCTAAATTCTACAGCGCCAAGGTCTCCGGCGCAGGAGTGGTCACGGGTGAGGTCGGAGATTTCATAGACGGAAACTGTGCTGTGGCGGCGAGTATCGCGACATGTACCTGGACCGTCGGGGCCTTCACTACAGTGGCCAACTGCGTGGCCATGAACACAATAAACACATCAAGATTTATGACCGCGGATGCTACCACGACTACAGTTTCGGGGACTTTTAAAGGTTGGTCCGACGGCGGGGGAGCAGGCCTAAACGACTTTACGCTTTTGTGCCACGGATACTAAACTAGGAGATTTATGAACGCACTTGAAATCCACACCCGAGAACTTAAACAACTCGACGCCAATTACAAACAGGTTGATACCTACGTTGACGGGTTGAACCTGCACGCGGACCTTGTTGCCCCCATGAAGGCGTCACTTAAGGAAAAAATCCTTAAGAAAATGGAATCTCGCTCCGGGGACTTGGCGGAACAGGTCCTAAGCGAGGAACACGTCAAAATCAACACCGAGATCAAAGAGGCGAAAGAGGCGGCCGAAGCTGCAAAGAAAGCGGCGGAAGCCGCGGCCGAAGAAGCCGCCCTGGTCACCAAGTTCCTGATCATCATCGGCGAAATCAATGCCGAGACACCCGATTCCATCGTCGTGGCCGCGCCCCCGCACACAAGCGCCCAGCTATGGGAGCTTATCCAGGAACACGAAGACGCCAAGATCAAGTAACCCATAACCCATGGAGGGGCGATGAGGGAAAGACTCGCCCAATGGGCAGGCCAAGAATCAATGAAGCTCGTGTTCGTCGGTCTGGCCGGGCTTATCGGATGGATCTGGTCTTTCATCGCCACCGTCCCAATGGTCCATCAGGTGAGAGCAGACGTGGTCGAGATCCTTCAGGCCAGAGATGCCGACCTTGCGAAAAGAGTCGGCGTGGTGGACAATAAACTAGATCGAGTCATTTTATATTTATGCATCAAGGAACGCATACGCGATCCGAGAATTTGCAATTAAAGGAGTTCGCATGGAAAGCAAGAAGCCCTGGCAGTCTAAGACCAATTGGATGGCAGTGATTGTGGCACTGGTTGCTTTTATTCCTGGTGTTGGCGAGTACGTCGGCAAAAACGTTGAAGTAGTGGGCCTGCTCCTTGGCGCACTGTTTGCTGGCCTTCGCATGATCTCCAAGGGCAAAATCTCAATCGAGTAGGTGAAAGATGGGCGCCGAATGGTTGGCACTTCTTAAGAGCATTGGAACCATCGTGGCGAGCACGATGGTTCTTCTTGAGGAAAGAGAGAGGAAGAGTCTGTACAGGGAGCACCACGACTGCCTTCAGGAGCTTGAAGATGCCAAAAATGCCGCTGATTACTACAATTCTGATGTCGATAACTCTCGCATCCGCCTGCGCATCTTCTTGGATGCCTACGGGGCCCTCCTTGGAAGCAAGAACTTGGGAACCGTGCCAGGCAAAGCACCAACTGCCTGACGCTATCGGAAAGGGCTGGTGTTACCGTGAGAAATTCAAGCGTAAAAAAGTCGTCGTCTTCAGCGAGTATGAAGGCCGTACTCACTTCTGTGCTTGGGCGGATATGGCCTGCTACAAAGTTTGGGGATTGGATCAAAAGGTTCTCTCCCCTCGGTAGTCGTGAGGTTTACTGGGCCTGGGTCTTTACTCTCCTGCCCCTTTTCACGTTTGCAGTCCCCGGCGGGGATTTAAGGTTTGCCAAAGAGCAGGCCTTTTTCCTTTGCACAACGGTGGGACTTCTCCTCTGGGGGTGTCGAAAAGGAAGTTGGCAACGCCCCCATTTCCTGCCCCTTATCGTCCTTCTAACCATGGCGTTTTTCAATCGGCCACACCCCTACATGCTGGCCCCCTACCAACAGCTTTTGTGCTTCACCTTTGGGTGTCTGGCCTTCGTTCAATTTCTGGAAATCTCTCGGTGGGACTCCATTAAGAAGGGGATCCAGATATCTCTCGTCCTTCAGATACTTTGGCTTGTCGCCAATTACTTCAAAACAGACCCCTGGGAGTGGATCGGGACCGAAGAGATGGCCGAAACCGTCCGTAGGGCCCGCGACGCCAGGGGACATATCATCGGCATGGTCCACCAGCCCAGCCTTTCGGCCGCCTTTTTGGCGGGCTGCCTGCCCTTTGCGCCCCTTTGGATGCTGCCCTTTGGACTTGCCGCCCTTTGGGTCTTCCATTCCTCTATGGCCTTGGGAGCAGTGGGGCTTTGGCTGGGGTTCCTCGCTTGCAAAAAGCTCAGGATCCCTCTCTGGGCGGTCCTGGTGGGATTGGGCTTGGCCTTTGTCTGTCTTCCCCTTTTGCCGGAGAGTCTCACCGGACCCGGCGGTCGTCTGATTGCCTGGAAGGCCTTCTTTAACGCTCCCGCCACCCCCCTTGAATGGATTTTTGGAAGGGGTCTGGGGTGGGTTTGGTCCGAATTCCCCAAAATCTCGGGGCCTATAAATGGGGAGCTTTTTCAGCATTTGCACATGGAGGTCCTTGAGATACAGGCCGCCTGGGGGGTAGTGGGATTCGCCATCTGGATTACTCTTTTATCCTTTATCCGAGACCGCCAATCTCCTTGGTTCTGGAGCTTTTTTATCCTTTGGGTGAACTCCATGGGGAACCTGACCTTCCACATAGTTCCAACTTCCCTTTTAATGGTGTTGTGCTACGCTAGAATCGTTATAACTAAAAATTAAGGTAGGTGGGTATGCTCCAAAAGACTCTGGCCCTGTTTGCTGTTTTGGTCACGTCCGTTTCTTTTGCCGATGAAGCGGTTCCCCCCAGCATCCTGGCCCAACGGATTGCCAATTTGGAGGCCCGCAAAATTGCCAAGGCAATTTTGAAAGTCGCTACCGGGGATTCTCTGGCCGCCGACGCGTCGGTCACCCTGCGCGGCGCCTCTCGCATCCCTCCAGGATCAATCATCCTGCGCACCTACGCTTTTATCAAAGAACAGGCCGCATCCGCATCCGGCAACACCCTCGCCTTCGGCTGTGAGGCCACCAATGACCTGGTGGAGGCCTTCGTCTCCAATACTCCCACCACCACGGACCGCATAGAAGGCAAATCCACCGGCACGACCGCCACTTCAATCTATTCTGACGGCTGTACCCTAACCGCTAAGATCGGGGGAGGGGGCTCCGGCATCTCTGACGGAACCGTCTACCTCTACGTCGAGTACGCCAACGGCAATTAGGTCTCTTAAAGGCCGTCCACTTCTTCGGGAGTGGGCGGGGTCGAAGAGCAGGGAGGCACTTTGGTCCCTTTTTTCTTTAGGCCATCGATCTCCGCCTTTGCCTGTTTAAACGTCTCGGATTTCTCCAAAATGGATTGAGACATGTGGGCGTGGATCTGCCCCAAATGCGCCCGCATCCAAGTCAAAACTCCCTGAATCTCCCTTTGGTGTTGGACGATCTCACGAAGCAGAAGTGTGGTTGTCCGGCCGGGGGCCGGCGTCTTCTTTGCTGGGCCCATCACTGCCGTGGGGTGTTTCCTCTTTAGTACCTTTTTCATTTTCCATTTCCTTTTTTTGCAGCTGGGCCACTTTGCTTTGGACCTTCTGCTTTTGACTTTTAATGTAAGTGGCGAGTTGGGTCTTCTGCCTGTGGGTGAAGGTGTCTTCACAGTAGGAGCGCATGAGTTTAAGCTCCAGGTTCTGGTCGGCGTAGGCGACCATGGTCATGCGCTCCTCTTCCACCGAACTCTCAAAATCCCGGCTGATGCGCTCATAGGACTCCACATTGGTTTTTAGGTGTGGCCAGAAGACACTCCAAAAAAACATAAGATTTTCGGCAAAGGATCTGCTGGCCGGAAACTTGGGGCCATAGGCGCCTAGGAGGAAGTCGAACATCCCCCAATCGGCGGTTAGTCCGTGGCGGATTTCCTCTCGATCCGATAAAACCAGCATCTTATTCTCTTTGGCCTCTCGCCACCGCTGCATGGTTTCATGGTTTCGGGCGTGAAGCTCGGAGGTTTCATCCCTCACAATCTTGTTTTTGGAAAGATCGGTCAGCTTAGGGCCTGCCTTTTTCTCATTCATCGGTAAATTCTCCATAGGATCTCCTGAAATACGCCAAAGTTTGGGCAACTCTTGTCTTTGTTGAAATGGTTGTGGGGTCTGACGTTCCAGAAGTGGATCCCGAAGACGTTCATGATTTTCCGGATCTCTTCGGCCGCCACGTCCAACTGGTGTGAGGGGAAGGTGTTCCGTCCGCCCAGGCAAATGCCGATGGAATTCTGATTATTCCCCTCGCAGTGGGCGCCCACCACATCGAAGGGTCTGCCCTTTTGAACCTTCCCTTTTTGGGTGATGAAAAGGTGGTATCCCACGTCCGAGAACCCTCGGGCCAGATGCCATTCTCTGATGATCGAAATGTCATCGTGGGCGGAGATGCCCGAGTCGGAGCAATGGACCACCACCGTGTCGATTTTTTCAAGGCTTCTTTTGGTCACATGGCCCTCCGTAGAACTTCGGATTTATCCTCCAACTTCTGCATGATGCTGTGGTCCTGGAGGGATCCGATGATTCGATGAATGACGCAAGGGCGGTCTTGCCCAATGCGGTGGATGCGTTTAAACGCCTGGTCATTCTGCCCTGGAACCCAGGACAGGTCATTGGCCACGGCGTGGTGGGCGCGGGTCAGGGTGAACCCCACGCCCCCTGCCCTGTAGGTGGCCACCAGGACCTGTATTTTCCCTTCCTGGAAGTCTTTGACGATCTGGTCTCTCTGGGCGATGGGGGTGGCGCCTGTGATTAGGGCGGTATTGGGGAGGGTCGTATAGAGGGCGTTGGAGCTTTCTAGGTGATCGGTGAAGATGATGATGGGGCCTAATCCTTGGTCGAGTAGTTCCTTCACATAGGCGCAGGTGAAGGGTGTTTTATTTAGGGCGCTTCGTGCCTTGGCGGGGGAGGAGCTTCCCTCTTCCCTTTTGGCGTTCCACTCGTCCATTAGCCCTTTATCTGCCCCCATATCGTCCAAATAAACGTCCTTAAAGATCATGGGTGGGAGGTCGATTCCGCCCACGCGCCGGAGGTATTTTAGGTGCAAAAGCTCGTCCAGGAGGGGCTTATTCCGGAACCCGTAGAATTCGACTACTGTCCGATACCCGAACCTTTTGACCTTCTTGAAACAGAATTTCTCTTGGAATAGTTCCTTGTAGGAGAAGGGTTTTCGTACGTCGGCCCCGTTAGTTTTTTCAGGATTGTAGGAGAGGGCGGTGAGCACTGAAAACCACTCGCCCACGTTGTTTTCAAGTGGCGTTCCTGAAAGGGCGATGAATCTTGGGGGAGCGCACTCAAAAAGGGCCTTATGGAACTTCCCAGCCCGTTTGGCGTCTCCTTCCACGGTCCCAAATGTTTTGATGTAGTGGACCTCGTCCGCGATGACCGTCCCATTTTTCGCCCACTCAAAACATTCTTCAAGGCGAGGATGGTTGTAACCGCAAACCAAAACATCATTCGGCCCTCCAGGACTGTCCTTTGAGAGAATAACCGTGGCCGGAATGGGGTGTCTAAACATTTTGGCGAAAGTCATACGCCAAGTCTCCCGCAGATAGGCGGGACACACCACCAGGATGCGCCCGCCTGCCATCCGAGCGGCCATGGCGGCCTGAAGGGATTTGCCCAGACCCATGTCGTCCCCAATCAGGAAGTACCTGTGGTTGTAGGCCTCTCGGGCGCCTTCGATTTGAAGGCGATAGGGTGTGATGTGGGCGGCCAGATTAGCGGCCGCCCACGTCTTAACTGCGGTCGTTGTGACCAGCTTTCTCATTACGCTTCGTCGTTTTCGTCGTCGTACTGTTCTAGGAGGGCGATCACACGGGCCTTAAAGGAGTCCAGGATATTTCCATCGGCGTCCATGAATTCGGCCTTAGCTTCGGTGAGCTTCTGGGAAACATAAGGTCCCTTGGGCTTGAGGGCCTCATCTTCCTTGTAATTTGCTCCCAACTCTTCCTTAAGAATAGGGCCCAATTGTGTACGGTGTTCTTTGATCTCTCGGTCAAAGATAACCGCAGTGGACTTAGCGACTTTCCCGGCCTTGGCAGGTCGCTCGGACTTCTTTTCGTCGGTCCCCTTCTTGGGGGGCTTGGCGACCGGGACGGGAGGGGTCTCCTCCTCCTCCACCACTTCTTCTTCTTCTGAGGAAGAAGCTTCTTCAACAGCGGCCACCTTCGCCTTGGCCGCGGCCTTGACTATGGTGGGGAGGGAAGCTTTAGTTCCATTGGCGATGGCCACCAGTTCGGAAAGATTGGTACGGATTTCGGTGAAAAGGTTTTCCTTAGCTTCCGTCAAACCTTCCCCAGCGGCCAGTTCAACAGTCCCGCCCACTTTCGCGTAGTGGTCGCCGCACTTGGCGGTCAGGACCATAGTTAGTTCCTTAAAATGCATATCAGTCTCCTTAGGTTTCTCCGCCTTATGGCGGTTATTTCTTATCTTTGGGCATAACTCGGGCAAGGGTGCAGTTCAGCGCCTTGGTTAGGCGGTAAATCACCGGGAGGGAGGGGCATCTCAGACCCGCCTCAATTTGACTTAGACACGCGGGGGTTATGCAGGCCTTGCGGGAGAGAACGACCTGGGTGTGTCCCCGACTCAGTCGAATGCTCTTCAACTTCTCCCCGATCCCCTTGGTGAATTCGCTCTCCCGCCGTTTAACTGGGGCTTTTTTCTTTCTCATTCGGCCTTCTCCCATAAATCAACCTCCCACTGGGCGGGTGATAGTTCAATAGGCCCGTCCTCAAAGGTCCAGCCATGTTTGTTATTTTCCCCCAGAGTGGTTAGGGCCTTCGTGTACTGGGCGCGCCCAATCTCCAGGTCCCGAGGGGTCATGCGCACCGTCTGGGCATTGGTGTGCTTCTTTGAAGCGAAGATCCAATACCATTGCGTGACGGGTTTAAACGGCGCCTTGGTGATCCGTATCCACTCATTCACGGCATCGATGTAGAGGGCGGCGGATAGGCGGTAATTCCTCTCAGAAAGGGCGGTCCGCATCGTGTGGCGGTCCCGGCAGGACCCCGCCATGCTCTTGAGGTCTCCCCCGTAGGACTCTTCCTCGCTTCCCAGTTCCATCAAGGCCAGAATGTCGAATCTCACCTTCACTCTCACGCCGTGGAGAGGGACAAAGACGGACACCTCGTAGCGCGCCTCTTCGTGCTGGATCAGATCCAGACAGAAGGGGGAGCGCCGCACGCCATCCACACAGGCCATCGCCTCAGCGTGATCCCTGGTGGTGAGAATGGTTTTGCCAGGGTTTTGCTCCTGGAAGGCGGTCCACATTTTACCCGCCCGTGTGCCCTTGAAAACGACATAGTCGGTTTTGATAAGGTGGGGCTCCAAAAGGGCCGTGTGGAAGTAGGAGCCTATGTCGAAGTAGTTCTTCGATTCATTCTCCGTTTCCTCTTCGCGAGAGACGTACAGGCGGTAGAATTTCTCGGGATCCTCCAACAACTTCTTCAATTGAGAGCTGGAGAAGTGGTGGTTTTTGGGGGTTTCGGAAAGTGCGTGGTACTGGGCATTCGAGATGCCGTCCCAATAAAGTCCGGTTTTCATGTCATCCTTTTAGAGATCGTCTGAGTCTTCGTCGATCTTCTTCATATAGGCGGAATCCTCGTCCGCATCGGCCACACCAATGTCCAGGTTGATGGCCTCTTTGCCTTTGTAAGCGCCTTTGGTCATGATTTCCCTGCCCAGGTACTCCACCCGTACAACCGACCCGATCTCCACTTTCTCCATTACGTTGTCCAGGAGAGTGGCGGAATTGAGGACAAAATCTTTCCCGATAACCAGCTTCTTGGCCGCTTCCTTATTCCCGAAGTGGCCTTCTTCCAGTTCCAGGACGTAGTTGGGCTTCCCGTAACGGTCCTCCTCGATCTTCTCGATGAGCTTGCCCATCACATAATCGCCCTCGTCCCACTGAGACCAGGGGCGATAGTTTTTGGCACCAGTCAGCTTTTTGAAAACTCTCTTATTCGGCATGTGTCCTCCTCAGACTTCTTATAGATCACTGTGGTCTTGGTCCTTCAGGTAGCTTCCGAACCGTTTATATTCAGCCTCCCCCCTCTTGTCAAGATATAGGCGACTAATTTTCACAGAACGGTTAGCCGGAGTTTTTATCTTTCCATCTGCTTGGAATCCCGGACCCCAGGCGTGGGCGTCCATTCTGCACGTCGCTTTTTCCTTTCTCTTCCCTGTGAAAAAGTGCCGGAAAGCGCGGTCCATGCAGTCCATGAGAATGTCCGCCTTCTCCCAATCCCCGTGATCGATCTCAGCGTAGATGGCATCGTGGTTAGGGAAAAGGATGTCGAGCCCAGCATCCTGGGCGAAGGCAACCGCCTTGCGCATGATCGCCGCGCCCGCGGCCTGAATTAAACAGTTCGCCACACTCCTAAAATTGTCGTTGTCTCCCCACATCACCCAATCATCCAGGAGGACCATGTGCCCGTCATGGGCGTAGTCCCCCACAAGCGTCTCCCGAAAATCGGAGAAAATCGGGAAGGCGTCGTCGAACTTGTCAATGAGGTCCTGGGCATCCTCTTCCGTGTGCTCCACACCCGTGTCATTGGTGAGCTTTATGGAGAGCCCGAACTTGGTCATGAGGTAGGAGATCCCTAGCGTGGTTGCCTTAAAGAGATCCCTTTCCTTCTCGTAGTTCTCGCGCTTCCCGTCCATCGGAACCGCCTTGGCGAGCTTGGCGAAGAACAGGTACACGTCCCCCGATTCATACGCCCTAATCATGTTGGGGTCTGAGCTACAAATCGCCGAGATCAGGAATTCCTGCGAGGACCAGTCCACCCCGATGATGCATTTCCCGGGTGCCGGTTCCACCATGACCCGCATCCAAGCGGCCTTCAGGAATATGAATGATGTGGAGGAAGGTTGGTTTCGGGAGGACTGCGCCCCGTAAATATTGAAGTACGATCGCACCCGCCCATCACTGCCGACGGCGTCCCAGAATGTACGGTCCCCCGTCCTCGGGATAAACCCGGATATCTGCTGCTTCGTTTTCAGATACCGCACCATCTGCGCCCCGAAATTGTCCTTCGGGTACTCATGTCGGAAATCATAGAAACGCGTCCACGCATCTAGGGCCAGAGACAGGTCCCCTCCGGCCGTTTTCTGCCAGGCATCCAGGATTCCCTTTTTGTGATTTCTCTTGATCCACTCCCCCGTCTCCTTTTTCTTCCACTTAAATTTGAATTCCCGCTTGTCGAACTGGAATGGCTTGATGTCGGGGAACAGGTTGTTGATATCCCTCTGCATCTCGAACAAAATCTGAGGGGCAGCGGCCGAGAAATTCTTGGTCGCCTCCAGGTTGATAGGGTAGCCGATTGTAACCATGGCCGCCGTTCGAGCGGCGAATTCCCCTCGGACAAGCATCCCCGCCAAAATCCTCTCGTCACTCCATTTGGGCATCCGGCGCTTCCACTCTGCCCAGATCCAGTCAAATATCTCATGGAGGAGTTCCACGTCGGAGGCGTTGTAGGCGAGAATGTCCTCCCGGTCCTTAATGCCAAAGGCCGCCGGGTCGCTTATGATCAGGTCCCTCATTTTTGTTTTGTGGGCCGTGTCGATCGTCTTCCCCAGAATTTTGAACGTCCCCGCCGCCAACGATTGTTGGGGTTTCGAGCTTGCGCCCGCTTTGTTGTCCTCCTCGGTCCTCTTCCACTTCGGTAAAGGCGGGCGCGTAGTACGCTCCTTTCCGTCGATCAGCTGCTTTCCGTAGGATAGTGCGTGGTCGTGGTTCTGTAGGCATCGGTACTCCAGGAATAGGTCGATCCATTTGTAGTCGAGACAAGCGCGAGGATGTTTAAACAAGCTGTTGATCGAGCGGCATTCGGCCTCTGCGGCCCAGGCGAGGAAGTAAGCATCCGTATTTCGACCCAACTCCTCTTTTAGATCCCTCTTCCCCGAGGGGGAGAAGTGCAGCCAATAGGTTTTGGGGGTGCCCTTCTTCACAGTACAGGACACCAGATTGACGAATCTCTCTGATGTCCGGTTAAACTCGAAGTCCATGGCGATAAGGTTGGAGGGTTTTATTTGAAATATCCCGATTGTTTGTTGCAGACAGATCCGGCGAAGGGGGAGCACGACGTGAAACCGTATTCCAGCATAGCAATGGGCTTGCCCTTGTAGGCCTTATAGTCGTCACACTCGCTGTATTTGTTGCATTGCTCGATCCAAACGCCGTCAAAATGTGGCGCCAGATCGACGGCATTTTGCGGACCGTTTTTGGCCATAATTGCCAACCCCTTCGAGTGCGCCAGGTCCGCCAGCTTCTTTTGGGCGACAACGTTTTCAGCGCGTGTGATTTTAATGCCAGATTCAGAAACGTTCCCGTCCTGGTCCATGTTGTCTAACTCGATACCGTCCCCGCCCATGGCCTTACAGCGGTCCATCCTAGCTCCTAGGAAAGCGTGAAGGGAGGGTTTACGCGGGTCTCCCCACCTTTCGCCCTTCCAATCGGCCATTTCCTTGCCCCAGGCGTCCCTGGGGTACTGGGCGGCATCGTCGCGCCAGTCCTCATACCCCTCGGACGTGTAGCAGATTATCTTTACACCCTTGGAGTGGGCGTGGTCGGCGACCTTCGTCCCTCCCACATCACTCATCTGTTCTAGTTCTACTGTCACGATCTCGACGGACCGAAGCTTGGCCTTGAAATCCGCCAGACCGTCGAAGTGGAAGATTTGGAATGAGTTTATGGTTCCGGGTTTCCACCATGTTCCCGTTACCGGGGGAGTCGTGGGCGCAGGTGTTGGAGTGGGAGGGACCACCACAACTGGGGGTTCCTCGGGATCGGGGGGCAGGGTCGGGCCGGACCCACACCCACCCGCAAATAGCAGGGGCAGCAACAGCCCTAGGTAAAACGCATTGCGATTCTTCATTCGTTCACTCCGTTTGTTTAAATATGATCCGCCCATTTTCTAGGGCGCCAAATCCGAATTTACTGACACAGGTCCCACTCTCAGGGGGGTGCTTGCAAGGACTCTTTTTAGACCCACTCCCAAATGTGTAATATTGTTTTCCGTTCTTTATATATGAGGCGGCGAGATGTTCGTGCCCGTGGATGACGGTCACTTGCGCCGGAAGGGAATCCAAAAACCCCTTGTAATCCCATGAAATGTCACTCCTGTGATTAGAGAATCCCACTCGATTGTGATGGGCCAGGAGGTACGTGGTTTTCCTCTCGCAGAGTTTTACGGCCCTACGGATGAATTTTTCTTGGTTGCTCAAGATGCCGGGTTCCTTGGCCACAGAATACACCGTGGAGTCCATCGAAATCACGCAGGCATTCGGGAAGGTGAAGGCCCGATAGTAATTTTTAAAGGAACATCCATAGGTATCCGAATTGGCCGCCATCCAATTCCGCTCCTCCCTGTTCAGGGAGAGACTGTCATGGTTCCCCAGGATACAAACGGTCGTCCAAAGGGAATTCAGGAATGGGTTAATGTTCTCTGCAAAATCCTGAGGGCCTGAGATCCCAGTAGGGTACCCTAAATCCCCGAGCAGGAACACGAATTGGGGATTGAATCCCCGAATTCCCTCAATCAGCCTCACCCTTTCAACCCGGTTCTCTCCCGTATCCCCTACAAAAACGGCCCGCTCCAGGGGGGAGGCGACCCTGGTCACGTTGACCTCAAACCCCCTCACCTCGTAGGCCCAATAGGCCCCGGCCCCGCAAATGGCGAGGGCGGCGGTCCCCAGGACTATCTCCGCTTTCCCCTTCAACTTTTTCCAAAAGCTCATAAATCATCCTCTTCTTCTTGGCCGATACGTTTAAACGCTTCTCGTCTCTTTAAAAAATCCCGCATACTTTTGGAGAGGGTGTCCAGGTTAGTCCATTTGTGCGCATTACTCCAAACTGCCTCCCCCTCCTTCTTAACCTCGAACGAAATGTAGGCGTGGTCGATGAAGGACATGTCGTAGCGGACCTCGTAACCGGACTCGTACATCTCCCCCAGGGCGACTCCAAAATCTTGCCATTTGGCCTTATTTCCGGGTTCCATTCTTTTTAAACTCATTGTTCCAGTTCCTAACAGTTCGGAGTGAAATCCCCAACGCCCTGGCCGTTAGGGTTTTATTGCCGTTAAACCTGTCCAAAATTATCCTCGTGGCCTCCTGGCATACCTGGGCAATGATGTCCGTAGCGCCCTCTGAGATCTCGACCGAAACCTCTGAAGACTTGGGGAGCGCATTAACCCACGCGATCTTTCCAGATTCATTCCACGGCCGCGGCCTGTGCTGTATCGCCTTGAGGTCATCCAAAATGTCCTCAAGATCCTCGCGCCCTAGGACCATTTTCGGAGAGTCCACTATCTCCTGGATGCGGACAATCAGGGCCAGACGAGCGCGGGGCATGAGTCTATCCCCGCGCTTGCTGATAATTCTCCTGAAATCCCTCGGGCAGGAGATATCTTTAAGCCATCGGTAGGGGTCTTTTTTCAATCAAGCTCTCCGATGAATACGGCCTCAATGTAGAAGCTTGGCTTGGCGATTGCTACCCTCTCCGCGCTAGTCGGCCGCTCGGCCTCCTCCTCGTCGGCGACCATGTAGAAGCCACCCGGCGGTCCCCAAGTGGCGATGAACGGATGCTGGACGGTAAACAGGTAGTCCTGAGCAAGCGCATACCAAACGCCTTCGCGGGGGCGGTGTTCTTCAACTGTCCGGAGTTTCCGGATAGTTCGATTTTTCTTCATTTAAAGCTCTCCCTTGGCCTTGGCGATGGCCTGCCTCATTAGCTCAAGCTCTGAAGCGATGAGATGTTCTGGCATGTGCCCATGGTTAATCACGATCCACATCGCCTCTTCCAGCGCAAACAAAAGATCCGGCGCGGCGGCGACCAGGCGGGAGTTAGCCTCAACCTCGGCAATTAAAGATGGTTCGCTTGCAGCGCCTATCTTGTCCCAGTTGATCGTGGCAACGTGGCGTCCGGAGAAGTATTGAAAATCGCCTCTTTTTGCAAAAATATTCCCGGCGCTCCTCCAGTCGCCACTGTCGCGATGATCCTCTACTTCCCAAGGCCCCGGCGTGTGGTTGTTCACGGCCGCACCGTCGCAGCACCTGTAACCGTGCCGGTTGAAATAACGCCGTCTCTAAAATGCCCGATGAGGCGGTTGACGGTGTTGCCAGCGCCTAGATTCAGCTTCCCGGCAGTATGCATCCAGGACACGCTTGTAACGGGCGCGCCAACAGTGCTCGGGTTAATCGTGACACTGTTCCCAGTGGCATCGATGCTCTCGTCATTTGTTTCGGCCTGGAACACAATGCTGCGCCAACGTTGTGCCTGGTCGGCCGTGATGTTTACGATGTTGTTCCTGAAAATCAGCGTCCCCTTGCGATACGTGTCCAACATCCCCGAATCGCCACCGTAGTGAACCACAGTGACCGGCCCGGGCACGCCTGCGATTAGGGTATTCCCTTCGACAAGCGTAGTTCGGTATGCGGGCAGGCCCTTCACCATTTGGTAGGATTCCTGCGCTTCGACTAGGTCCAGAGTACGAGCGCCACCCTCTACCCGGTTGTTCCTAAATACAAGCCCTGCCGAACGGTCCTTGAATGCCGAACCGCCTGCCCCTGCAAGGAGTGGTCGAATGTCGTTACCCTCAAACACCATGCCGACGGCCTCGGTGTAAATGTTATGCTCACGATCACTACCGACGTTACCGTTATTTTGAATGAGAGATTTTTCCAGGCGAATGTTCCGAGACACAACCTCCTCGCTGTCACCAGAGGCAACGAAAAACCCGTTTCCGGAATGAGATATTTCAACGTCTGACACCGTGATGTTCTCCCCGCGCTCAATGAAAATGGCGGCGGCGTGTTTGGTATATGGGAGCACCTGTCCGTCCGAGTGTTTGAAAGTTTTACTCGCGTGGGCGTTCGTAAAATGTAACCCTGAAATGTGGATATTTTTGGGCTTGTGCCCCCAGTCGTCGCCCGCACCCCATGAGATGTTGAGCAGTCCCCTCTGGGCCTGTCCTGCGACTCGATAGCCGAGTGACGAACGCGTGGTAGCGTTCTCGCCGTCGATTACGGGGCGAGTACCGTCCGGGCAGCGAACGCCCTCAATGCGAATAGGGCCCTGGGTTTTGAGCAGGATTTTCTCTTTGTATGTCCCGCAGTGAATGCGAACCACGTCGCCCGGTTTCAGCGTCTCGAACGGGACCGCGCCGAGTGTTGCGTACTGTTTGCCTGCGCCTACCTCATATTTCGCAGTCGTCGGCGCAGTCGTCGGGACCGGAACAGGCGTCACCACAGGTGTGGTGGCCGGTGCAGGCGTCGGCGTGGCGACGATCGGGCAGACTGGGCAGGTAGGGCACGGTCGTCTCGCCCCGGCGGCGTTCGTGTTGCCCACGATCAGTAGTGCTAAAATCAGGCTATTCATTTTTTATCTCCTCGTTAGGGTTTACAGTAAACATTGAACTATCAACCGTCGCCCCAAATAATAACAGTCAAAACCATGGCGAGCATGGCGACCCCAAAGAGAATCGCCCCCACAAATGAGTAGCGCCACGGAACGAAAAATGCGACCGCGCCCGCGATGCCGACGACGGCCTCTATAATGATAATTGTGGTCATATACCGTCGCCTTCACCGTTGCCGTCGCCGTCTCCGTCATCGCCGTCGCCGTCTCCGTCATCGCCGTCGCCGTCTCCGCCATCGCCACAGCCGCTACCGC